TAGGGCAATGCCAAACCTTTCCCCATCCACGGTAAGCATCCTTTGCGGGCCGGATTTGGTCAAAGATTGAGCCATACACTAATATTTGGGTTAGTCCGTATGCCGTCAATATAAACCACAGCCAACCAGCGTCAAATTCTAAAAAATTTACGTTCATTTTTACCTCGTTAATACTGGATATCTCTCAAAAGCATAGTCATAAATCTTCGACCCAAATTCATCAATAGCATTATTAATTATCTGCTTTGATTTGCTATCAATGGGATTGACTTTGCCAGCTTCGGCTTCTAAGCTGCTTGGCTCATAAGTATCAATCAGCATGTCTCTCATTTTAAGCATTGTCTCTCTTTGTCTCATAGCAGCTTTTGAAAAATAATCTTTTGTTAATTTATCTTTTGTTACTTTTTTTGTAGGATTGAATTGCTTTCTGTATTGTTTGTATTCTACGTTGGCCTTCTTTCTTGCCTCAGCATATAATCCATGAGCAAACGCTTCAATTTCTATTGGCTGTAAAAAATAAATAATAAACTTTACAGCGTTATAATNGTTGGGCAAGGTTGATTTTAAATATTCTATCTCTTGTCTTTTGGATTNTAAGACCTTTTCGTATTCAGAGGCGTAATTGTCTTTAAACACAAGTCTTTTAAATTTAGATTGAAGGTATTTTTTTATNGTGTCTCGATATNGATTTTGTTCTTCTTTTGATTTTATTTTTCTTCCAGCCTTTCTCTCAGCATCAAAGACAGCCATCGTTGCATCAATACCTTGGCCAGAGTGTGTTAATTCGTGTGAAATTGTTCCATAAAGTGCGGGAATAATTTCTTCGATCATATCTTCATCTATTCTTACACTACCTTGTTTAATACCATCTCTATTTAAACCTATTTTGATAAGCAAGTTGCCGTTTGTTTCCATTTTGCCGCCGAGAGCTTCAATAGGCTTAGCTGTATGATCTAAAATTTTAAGAACTAATTTATTTATTTTGTTTAATACTTTTGTAGGATTTCTGCGTTTTTTTACATTATCGGGTATCTTGATTTGAAAACTTGTATTATTCAAAAATTCACCACTTCTGAGAACTGCGAGTAGCTTATTTTTAATTAAATAAACAAGCGCACCAGATTCAGCTTTATATTTTTCTTCCTTAAGAAGAAATTTTCTCCAGCTTTCCATTATAAGTTTCATTGATAATAATACCCACCATAAGGATAAGCACCAAATATGTAAGGACGAATAGAGCCCTTTTCTGCTTCTTGTGGAACCTTCCCAAGCGGAGTAGAGTCTTCAGCATCAGGATGAGTTAAAGAGTCATCATACATTTGTTCATAATCTTGCACAGTCTCAAAATAAGGTCTTTCACTTTCAATCCACTCAGAGATTTGATTTAGAATCAGAGGGAACATATTTTCTTTTAATTCAGAGTTTTTCATTTCAAGCAATTGGCCTTCAAGAGATCCATACACATTGCCGCCTTGAATTGTCTCATATGCAATGACGCCTTTTGTTCGCAATCGTTCCATAAGACGAGATGATGTGCCATACACAATATCGGTTGCTAGGTCTTTAGCAAAAGTAACAATTTTTTTCTTCTCGACCATTACCACAATATCAATGTCTGGGTGGTCAAAGATCATGAGGTCACCATTATGCGCCTCACGAATGTTTAGTTTAAATTTGATCTCGTGAAGATATGGGTTGTTAATTGTGACTCCAATCTTTGGAGATGAGTTAATGTTAACGTCAATTGATGTATCACGAGGTTCGGGTGATTGACCACCTCCAATTTTAACATTAATGCTCATTTTTTGTCACCTCGTGTACCAAATCTTGAATGTAAAAAAGGTCCCTAAGCATTTGTTCATCTAAGCGTCTTTCCTTAAAACTATTCAGTTTATTGACAACTTTTGAGGCATTTTGAGCATAGGCACTTTCGTTCAAGGTCTGAAGCGAATTTCGAAGACGATGGATCTCTTCATTGATAAATGACTTAAGTCCAACGCCATTGTCCGAGAACGAAATAATAAAGTTTGTTAAAAGTTCTCTTTGTTCTTTGCGCAGAGATTCTGCGTATGTATCGTTAAATTTAGTTACAAATGTTTTGTAAGTAAGATTGTCAATGTGCTTCATTTTTGACTCAACAAGAGTCTCTCTTCTGAACTCAACAACCCGATGCTCAATAAGTAAACGTTTCTTTGCTGGGAGTTTGTCTTGTTTGAAAAATATATCGGCTGTTGCCATATTCTTATAATTGCCAACAAAATTATTCCAGATTCCAGAATTAAAAGATTCGTTGATTTGTTTTATAAGTTTAGTCTGCGCATTGAACACTGCTTTGCGATCAAGACTGTCGTAGTCTTTTTTAATTTCATAAATTACACGAAGCGCATTGGCGTATTCACTCTGTCCCGTTCCTTCGAGAAGCGAGTTATAGATCTCGAGATCTTTTTTAAGAACTGTTCCTTTCTTAAAGTTTTCTTTTATGACCTCAGTAATCTTTGATTTGAGGTCGCTATCATTACGTACAATAGCTTTTGTTAATTCTTTTACTAAACATTCGTAAAGAAAAGCGGTATTTCTTTTCTTATTGTGCTTCATGCTTATCTTCCTTTTTTGTTAAACTTTCGAGCAACTGCTTTACATCGTTGCTTAAACTAAATAGTTTCTCTTCTTCTAAGTTCTCATTAGAGTTATCTTCTTGATAGAGATTAGATAAAGCCCCGTATCCAACGCCGCCGGGAAAGGTTGTTCTAGCTGTTGAGCCTCTGATCTCTCCGGATGTTGCTTGATTCATAATTTTTTGTTTTGTTCTTGGTCTACGTGGCTTTCTTTTCATTTCGTATCGACCTCGCGGTTTTGCGTCGTCGTCACGCTTAGCCGGTGGCTCGGCCAGTAATGTGGTTTCTCCTTCGTCTCCTGCGGGTTCGGCTGCTGGTTCTTCTCCACCCCCTCCAAGGTCGCCAAGATCGTCACCACCACCAAGGTCGCCGCCGAGATCATCACCACCGAGATCAGCACCCAGATCATCAAGCCCACCTCCGCCTCCGGCATCGGCAGCTTCTCCTTCAGGCTGAGCAGCGGCTTCAAGGGCAGCGGTAAATTTACGATCATGAAACATTTCTCTCTGGCAACGAATAAACTCATCAGCAGACATACCAAACATATGCTCAGCGATCCACCGCTTTGAAAAGAAGCCTTCCGTGGCATTGGCTGCAACTTGAAACTTTTTGTCCCAATGTTCCAGTTCTTGAAGTTCAGCAATTTTTGATGGATTATTGAGTGCCAACTTAAACGAAAGCAAATCATCTCCACGAAAGCCGAGTGTAAATAGATGAATGATTCCAATTTTTTCTAACTCCGAAATAACAACCCTCTGAAGTCTTTGAATGGTTCTGGCGAAACGAATGTCTTTCTGTGCGAGAGTTGTCTTGTCCTCGGTTGCTCCTTCGCCCATCGATAGGTATGATTGTGGAATTTTAAGAGCAGAGAACAATTTGTCTCTGAGATACTTAACATCGTCAATCCCGCCATTATATGAAGATCCGGGTAGGTTTGAGATGTCCGATGCCGAGCCTCCACGAACGGGAATAAAGTAGTCCTCTTCAATTGAAAGGGGATTATATCGAAGATCAACACGACCGGTTGTTGGATCAACAACTTGATGACGCTTCATTTGAGTCATAACTTTCTGCATATATTGCTCAACATCTTCTGGAGCAATGTTTCCAACATCAATTTTAAAAAGCCTTCTTTCTGGTGCTCGAACAATGCGGTAAGCCATCATTGCGTCTTCAAGCATTGTAAGCTGTCGCCAAATGCGTCGAGCCGGTTCGAGAACNGAGGTTCCGTATGGTGCATGCTTATCATTACCTAGAATGCGAAAGTGAGCGACNTGCCAGTTCTCAAAGGTCATAGCTGCCGAGTTCCATTGAAATTGAACATAATTAGGGTTAGACTCGTCTTCACCTTCTAGCCTTTCGACTTCTTGCGGAGGTAAGCCGATGCAGTTTTGGATTCCAGCATGCTCATCAATATCTAGATATAAAAACAAATCACCATACTTGCACATTGTTCGAGACCAACCAAAAAGATTGTAGTCAATATTGAGAACCTTNTGATACAAGTTTTGTAGAAGGTAAGAGATCTCTTCGTTTGAGCACTTAATTGTAAGCATTGGCTGAAGAGTTGAATGCGTGGTCATTTCATCAGCATAGATATCTAGCGATGATGCGATCTCTGGTGTGTATTCCATTTCATCAAAATCAACATATCGCTCTGCTCTGTTTCTGGCTTTATATAAATTTGAATTTAATTGAGAAAGCGGAGCATAGCTCTCCATTTTTTTGAACTGTTTACCAGAAGCTGAACGAAACTTCTTTGCATAGATATCTAGATGGCGACGAGTTAGCTGTCGTCCCGTTTGCGTTCTTCTCGTTGTGATGGGCCCAGAGAATAAGCGAGTTAACGATTTAAATAATTCACTTTCTTCGTTGTTAGGGTTTTTTCCATTTCTACTTTTTTTAGCCATTTTCTATCCTCTAAAGATCCAAACAAAATCTTTTGCATTTTTAATTTCTTCTCGATACTTTTCTTCGAACGATTGTGAGTATCCGTCTTGACCTTTTATTGTAGTGTTCATTTTAGTTGAATTCATATACATACCATTTACCATGGCTTTTTTATATGCAACGTCTCTTTTGTCTATTTCTAACGCTGTATCTCTAACCCAACAAGCAATCGATAAAGACATAACCAAATCATCGTGGTAAGATCGCATAGCTTGTGGTCTCCCATTGTGCCAGATAAATGTTTTAAATTCGTGAAAAAGACGAGAAGATCTAACAGTAATTAGTCTGTTTCTCATGTACTCTTCCATTTTTGCAACAATAAGTGGTCTTGTCTTTGATGAATTAGTAAAACCGGGAACAGAGTTAGCCATATATTCAGCTTTGTGTTGCTCTACATATTCGTGTGTTCCTTTGACAGAGTAATAAATGTTTGGATATTCTTTATTAATTAATTTTTCTAAAACAGAGATTCCGATGCCATTGTTCTCGACAACTAAAAGACAATTGCCATACTCACGTCCAGCATCAAATAGTATGTCTGCGTAGTGGTCCAATGTCGGCTTACCTTGGTATTCTGCTGCGATTTCCATTGTGTTTAGATTAATAACATGAAAGACAGAGTAGTCAGCGCCGTCTCCTCTCGCTACATCAGCAACAAGCAGGTACTTGGAGTCCTCTTGATATTTTTCCCAAATCCAAAAGTTTCTATCAAATCCGGTGCGATAGACGGGATCTTTTATGCATTCATGAATCCATTCCATATCTTCTGATTGTAGAACATTCTCTCCGGAAGAATTAAAGTTGCACTCTAACTCTTGAGCAATCTGTCGACGTGACATGTTCTTGGTCTCATTTTTAAACCAAGCTTGATCCCTCTCAGGATGTACGTTCCACGGAAGACTCACAGATT